ATAGACATGCCCCATATTATCCCACATAAAATAAATTGTCAATAAGAAAATTTATCTATTTAAAATAAAAAAGCCCCCGACACTAAAAGGACATGTGTCGAGGGCGAGTCTAGTATTGAGGCAGATCGGGATAAGGTGAATTCCCTTTCTGTCCTCAAATCCATAGCATGGGAGTTTTTGGGACGCAACAAAAAAATGCAGAGTTAGTGAAAAAAATGCAGAGTTTATAAGTCGATGATTTGTTCGGTTTATTTCAGCAGCACAAAAAAAACCCCCGCTCAAAATCAGGCGGGGGCTTTCATATTATTCGGGTTATGTCGGGTTCTACCACCATTGGCAAACAACGCCGACTATCCACAAAATCACAATCACAAAAATCGTGCCACTAATAATCCAATCTTGCCAATTGCCCCAGTTCATCACGCTGTCTCCGTAACGTCAATGCGTACATGGTAATCATTGGGGAACTGTTGGTCTTCGTCCCAAATGAATTCATCAGTCGCAATGCGCTTGGCATCATCGGCATTTTTGGCATCATCAATCCAAAAGATGTTTTTTTGAACAACCTCAACTTTATACATCACGCTACCTCCTCAATGCTTTTCTTTACAGCCTCGACCTGTTCGGGCGTCAGCATCATTGCAATCTCTTCGGCAAGCTTTGTCGCCATATCGGATTTCGCTTGAGTAGGCGCACTGATAGCAAGATCGCAGGCCATGTGAAAAGCCTCAATCGGGTTTGTTAGTTCGGTATTCATGCTGCTAACTCCGCGTCTGATGCGTCTTCTGCGGCAGCGCGTAAATGCCAATCATCAAGGCCAAAGTCTCGATAACCTTCCGAAATCATCGTGTAATAATGATTGCTCGGCTTGCGCAAACCGCCCTTGTTGCCGTTCATGTCATAGATCAACCAATCGCCGTTAATCTTGCGCCGATCATATAGGTGGGGGAAACCCTCTAAAATGTCTAACGCTCGTAAGCAATCTTGCGTAATCTCCCACAATACAACTGGTAAAACCATGTCGATATCATGCCGAAAATCAGCAACACCGCGAAACGTCAAACGGTAGTCGGGCAAGTAAAAGCCGCCCATAGGTTTAGCCTTCGGGCATCGTGAAGCCATAGCCTCACGGTTCGTGTTCATTCCATATGCTAAATAGTACATTTTCTGTCCTTTTGTTCGGTTTAAAAATGGGGGCTTTTGCCCCCATCCATTAAGCAACTGCGTAAGCATCGGCTCGCGCCTTCTTGATATGGTCCTCAATCAAATCAAGTGCATCACCTACAAGATCATCCGTGAAGAACCACAGTAAATCTTTATTGTTAGGGTTCGGTAGGCTCTTGAAATGCTCAACAATAACTTTTTGAGCGTAACCAGTAGAGCATTGTGCATCGTGCGCCGTGTACCTTACAAACTGCGGAATAACCCAGCGATGTAAAGCAGCGTCTAAGCCGTTGCAAAGTCCGTATTTATCAACCATAGCGATTAACTCAGCTACGTTTGATTTGTAGTGCTCCGCGCCTAAATAAGAGCCGTCTAACCAGCAACGGAAGAAGCGACGGTTCGCGTGGTTGCTATCCATTAGATCGCCTTGGAGATCGCTTAAAATGCGGTTTTTGATTTCTGCGTGTGCCATAGTTTTAATTCCTTTCATACTAGACGCCCCAAGTAATACCACACCAAGTGGGACTGTCAACAGTAAAGATAAGTTTTTTTATCTTTTTTTGTTTCGTTGATTTTAAACGATAATTTACCGGAAAGAAATTTACCGGATTTTTTCCGGTATCCGGTAATCCGGTAAATAATAAAACAAAAACAATGCCTTAGCACTTTACAGTATCTACCGGAAGAATGGTAATTTTCGGTAGATTATTGTTTAAAATCAAGGGTTTATTTACCGGAAAACCTCCACCCCCTATAGGGGGGGATATACAGATCCCCCAAACTATTCCTTTAACGCGAGCGCTTCCGGTTCGTTTTGGGTATGGGAACTGTTGGGCTTGCATGGGTTGCCTGAAAGATGTAACCTGAACGCATAACCAGAAGCCGCAAAATTATTCGGGATGACAAATGCCAAAAATAGGAGAGCAGCAGAACAAAGGTGAAAAAAGACTAACGCCTCCGCAGCAGAAGTTTCTGGATAGTTACATTCACAAAGACATGACACAGACCGCAGCAGCTAGAGCAGCAGGGTACAAAAATCCAAACGTCTCAGCGGTGCAGCTTCTCAATAATCCACGCGTAAAAGAACGTATGGAGGAAATGCGGAACGAACTAGAAAGCAAGTACGGCGTCTCGGTCACAAAGTCTGTTCGGGATATGCAACGCCTCAGAGATGAAGCATGGAGCGCAGGGAACTTCGGTGCAGCAATTAAAGCCGAGGAACTTCGCCTTAAAGTAACAGGACTCATGGTAGCCCGTAGCCATGTCACGCACGAAAATGTCGAGAACCTAACCCGTGATCAGATCGTCGAACAACTTCAAGAGTTTATGACGCGTGCTAAAGATCGCATGATCGACATAACACCTGAAGAAACTCCCATAAAAGCCGAACAAATCCCTATAACGGACTGTAGCGAGAACGTCGCCGAGTAGCCTGAACTCTTGGCGCGGGGGTCGGGGAGGGGCCGCAGCCCCCCAGAAAAGGCCATTCGGGTGGGGTTGTATCGGGTTTCGGGTTCGGGGTGCTTAAAATTGTTCGGGTTACTCAGCGGGCTTCCCAGAGAGTCACACAATCACACACACTTTGCCTGAATCAGCGCCGGGGATCAACTGTCCGGGGGATATAACCCGATAAATTGTTCGGGTTAGTCATCCGGGTGACTCGTCGGGGTCGGGGTCGGGATTCCTGCCGGGGATGACAACACGAACAATTGTTTGTTACCTAACCGTTACCTAACCGTTACCCGGCGCGGCGACTCCCGGCAGCAGACTCTCGCCTGGCAAAATAAGCCGAACAATTGTTTAACTTGTTAGCGTGACTCAAGCGTTACCGCCCAGATAAGTTTTTTTATTTTTCTTGTTGACATTATATATAGTGTGGGATAGTGTGGGAGTATTCTAGTAGAGAGGAAAGAAAATGAAAAATATTACACGACACACTGGCAAGATCAGAATGATTGAGCGCCTGAAGAATTCAAAAAATGGCAACCCACAATTTATTCTAGGGGTTTTTGACTATCCAGAAAAAGGTTTAGGCTGGTCGTTTAGAACGCCAAAAGATAGTATGCTTGGTTATAAGATTCAAAACTATATTGATATTGACGCAGACGTTACTGTTACAATTGGCACGCACTATAATACTTGCACGCTAAACAGCATTGAGGGATTGGCATAATGTTTTTAACAATTGAAAATAACAGAACAGGCGAAATGTTGGCAATGCGTCCACTCGCACCGAACGAAAAACTTGACCTTGAGGTACTCGTCCACCGAGAAATCAAAAAACTATCACACGATGAAGACGAGCACTGGAGCACCGAGCTAGAAATTGCGGATAACGTGCCGAACGGTTGCGCCGACTTCTACGCTCAGATCAGAACAAGCAAAAACGATAGCTTGTGCGTATGGTCAACAGCAGACTTCTTCTACAAGAACATTGCTTGCGGATAAACAATCGGGCCTTCGGGTTCGGGATCGGGTTCGGGCCTTCGGGTTCGGGCCTTTTTTTTATGCCGAATCACCCCAACACATATACACACACATATACATACACACAAAAACACAAATAACCCGAACAATTGTTCGACTTAGACCATAAATAGACCAAAAAAAAACTTGTAAGTTATTGTTTTTAAACAGTTTTTTAGTGCATTTTGTTGTTGTGTTCTCTGGGAAGATATGGGACAAATGGGCAAGGGCAAGGACATGCCCCTAAATCTAGTATGAGGAAAACAAAATGATACACGCTTTTGGAAATGAATGGGAAGTGGCCTTTGACTGCCAAGTATCCCGCGAAGAAATAAACAGAGCACTAATAACAGTCTGTGGCGCTGGCGCAGTTAAAATAGTATCCGACCCCAGCATACCACGAAACCAAGGTGGCCATTCCAGATGGGAGCTAGTTTTTTCCCCGATGGCAGATTGTGACCGCACATGGGCAATTTACAAAGCAGCCGAAACAGTTTGCGATAGTTTTGGAGCCTATTCTCCCAGACCTAGCGGCATCAATTCAGCTGGACACCATGTTCACATAAGCCGCAGCGCACTAGCTGAAGGCGTAACAGCCGAGCAATTCACAGACGCAAGTATCGCTTACATGAATAATAGCCGTGGATATTTGAGTGGCAGCGCTTGGTTTGCCGATCCAATGGACGCAATAGCCGTTAAAGACATTGTTATTCGATACGCCGAAAACAATATTAACCTTTATTTACCACGCAGCCGACACGATGCATTTTATACCAAGACCATATCAACACGAACAATTGCACAGCTTAAAGCTTGCACAGGCGGCGTCGAAGATTTGGCTGCATGCATTGGCCAAGGAAAATACCACGTTATCAATTTAACCGAGCATTGCTGGCAGGGAAATAAGACCATTGAATTCCGCCAAGGTGGATGCACTTGGAACGCAAACAAAACCAAAGAGTGGAACCGCCTACTGCTAAACCTAGTTTACAGCACACGCCAAGACCGTGTTGAAGAGGCGAGCCAGCGAACTATCACAACGCCAACATCTGGCAACGACATGTTTAGACGCGGCACACGCCTTGCAGTTCAATACGATCTGATGAGAGCACCAGCTGGAGCAACCACCCGCGAGATAATCGCGGCAATGGGAGGCAGCGAAGGCGATGTAAGACGTCGCGTTTCAGAATTGCGTGACCGCCTTGGACATGATGCGGCAATCGTAACCCACACCCAGCAGGCACAAGGCCGCAGTTCTGGAGATGGAACCGACCACACACGGTACGAAGTTTTGGGAGAATACAGCACCGGAAACGAGGCGAGACTAAAACCAGAAAACAGACGCGGACCAGAGACAATATTCGCACGCATGTCAGATGCAGAATATGAATACTGGCAAGGCCGAGCGGAGCAGCTGCGCAGATAGCAGCGCAAACCACCGACAAATTGACCAGCCCCAACGGGCTGGTTTTTTTGTGTCCCAAGGTACCCTAGGCAATCGGGAATTTGTTCGGGATATCGGGACTAAAGACACCCATACCCCCTTTTTATCGGGCATTCACATATCGGACTACACCACACAGAGTTTTACTCAAACGATTACCTCAAAAAACCTTTTTGGTATGTATGGGTCCCATAGGGTGTCTCAAAAATTTTTTTCAAAAAAATCCGTTGACGGGTCCCTTATCTTCCCATACCGTACCACTCAGAGTGGAAGGTAATATTAATGGCGAAGCGTAATCGAATAAATTGTTTAAGCAGGAAGTGGGAGAAGGCTTACAAGAAGTCTGAGCAGGCGAAGATACGTCGTG